CTGCAGAATAGTAATGACCTGCATCTATGTTTCCTTTGCGTAATGGCTTACCACAAGAAATACACGGATAACCTTTTACCATATCTCTTGCCCTTATATATGCGTTAAAATAACGTTGTGCTTTCTTCATTAAACTTTGAACAGTTTCAAGCTTTTCTTTTAGTTCTTTTTTTTCTTTTTTCCAATTCTTGACCTTTGCAGTTTCTACCCATACCTTAACGCATTCAGACTTAAAGCAATATTTTTGGTTAAAGTGCTTGGCTTCGAATTTGTCTTTGCAGTTTTTACAACGTGGCATCTATTGGTGTAAATATGTAAACATCATCTACTGCACATTCTTTGTTTACGCAAATGTATGTGCCTATTATGCCTTCGCCTTCTATTCCGTAGTCTTCGTAATCGTATTCTTGTTGCCATATCATTGTTTGGCTGCATTGTGGACATTTCATAATTCTAATTTAGCATCGTTAATAATTTCTTTTAGCTTATCTATTTCGTGTTTATGTTCTGCTATTATTATTTGATTTCTAAGATTAGCTTTACATTCTAAATAATATTCTTCTTCAAACTTCATAAAAATTGAATTAAAGTGTTCTATGTCTTCTAAGCTTTCTTTCATAGAAGTAATTAAGTCTGTTCTGCCTTCGTGTTTTTCTACAAGTTCCTCAAGACTTGCTTTAAACTTTATAATCGTAGTCTTTAAGTTTATTTTTGCTTTTAGTATTTCAAGTGTGTTCATAGTTTAAAATAGTTTTGCTTGTGTTGTTGGCTTGTATGATGCATCGTATCTTTTGTTTTGACCTTTTGGATATGGTTCTATTTTCATTTTTAAACACTTACGCATAGTTTTTTTATCGTTTTTAGTTCCATTAAAAAACAAGTACCTATGTGTTGGTTGCATAAGTATTTTATCAACTACCTTGCCTTTGTTTTCTAAACCTCTCCTAATGTCAAAGCTACTACCGTCTTCAAATATGTATTTATGTTTAGGTGTACTTGTTCCTGTGTAAATCCAATTTGTTGCTTGATAAATGTATCCATTATGACCTTGATTTTGGTCTGCATAACTTACAATACAAGATGGTTTAGGTAACATTTTAAGACAATTGCTCACGAAATACGATAATGAATTACTTGGTAAGCCATCGTTTACTACTAATCTGTTTAACTCTAAAGTCAAGCATTCATAATCTTTAAATACGCATTTACCGTTATTGTAATTATAATTAGGTGGAAACCCAAAAGTACAAACGCCTTGTAGAACATTATTAATATTAAACAAACCAAAGCTATAAGATATACTACAAAGTCTTTTAGCGTAATGCTTGTTTAAAAGCCAATCTTTGCATTCATAAGAATCTATACTTTTTACAGAATAACCTTTCATAATTCTAAATAAAGTGTGTTCATCTTATATTTTTTAGTGGGTTTACGCCTCCTATTTCAAAACCTAAACCACGATTAAATTCACAAAATATATAGTCTTCTAATAACGTTTGTTGACCTCCTGTATCTGTGTCTTTTATTTTGTCTACAGAAATTAAAGTTACATATTTCATCGATTCGTGTTTTACTAGACGGTGTATAACTAGAAAGTCATCGCATCTATTTAAGAAGCTTTTACCACCTTCTATGTGTGCAGCCATAGGTGGTTTTAGATGTCCTGCCCAATTATGACCTGTAGGAAATAAATTTCCACCTCTACCACTTTCAGAAGTTGGGTGCGTGTTTATGTAGATAGTCTTGCCTGTTTCGTTTACAAACTGTCGTGACATATTTAAAAACTCGTAGTTACCTTCGTAACCCATCTTTCTATCAAGTCCGGTATAAGGATCAATTAAACAAGCGTTAGCATCTGACTGTCTAAATAGTTCTAAAAGTTCTGCAGGTTTGTAAAGCTTTGAATTGTCTATAAAGTCAAAGTATTGTTCTAAGTATGTAGATGCGCTTGTTATTTGTTTATGGCTTAAAGTCTTGTACGGTTTGCCTGTAAACATTTGTATCATATCACGAAGAATCTGTCCGTAGCTATTTTCTCCTGCCCATAGACAAAACTTTAAATCGTGTTTAAGTGCAAGTGTCAAAAAGTAGAAAAAAACGAAGTAGGATTTTCCAACGTTGTCGTGTCCTAAAATTATATTCAGTTGTTTAGGTTTAAATACTATGTGCTTGTCAAGTTCGCAACCTATTTCTAAACCTTGTTTTATTTTACCGTCTCTATAGTCAAGTAAGTATTTTAATTGTTCGCCTTTTCTAAGCATATCCTAACCTTTTTGCTTTTTGTGTAAGTTTGTCTTCTTCGTGTTTTGGTTCTTTCTTTAACCAATTCTTTGCAGTCAAATATAGTGATTTGTATTTCTTGTTTTGTTTAAAGTTTTCAATGCTATCTAAACACGAATCTATTTGCTCTTTTGTGTAGTCTACCTGTAACTTGTTAAACTGTTCTACAGACATAGACAGATGAGCGAAGCTCCTATATATATCTTTTACATTAACTATTACATTATCGGTTATTTCTGTTATAGGTTTATAACAAGTGTTATCGTTGTTATCTTTATTCCATCGTTTAGCCATTCCTTTTTTACCTGCTTCGCTTTTCTTCTTTCGTATCTGTTCGTATTTGCGTAGGTCACGCTTTAAGTTTTGTTTAATTGGTTCAAAACAAACTTCTGTAAGTAAGTCCTCTGTTTCCGGGTTCAAGTCGTTGACGTATTCTAAAACGTGCTTAAACAACTTACCTGCTTGTTCGTCACTCAACTTCTGAACCGTGTGTATTAAGTCGCAATAAAGTAAAAAGCTTTTCTTGTTATCTGCCATAAGGTTATAAAAAAAAAGTGTAACGCTTTCGGTGGGTAGGAACACTTACTAACGTCACACTTAAAAAATTTGATTGTCCTACCAACATTGCAAAGGTAATTAATTTTGCAGATGCTTGTGCTTTTCGTTTAACAAATTTAAATTTTCTATTAATTGACTTGAGTAACGCTCTATAATTCTAATCATATATTCATTACTGTCTACTAGGTCTATTAATTTTTGTTTTGCTTCTGCATATACCTTCTGCCTTTTTTTAAAAAATTGTATATACTCGTTAGTGTCCTTATAAAGAATCTGATCGTTTATTTCTTTAAGTTGTTTATATTCATAAATTGCGTGTATTACTGTAGCGTGATTTTTACTAAACATAAAAGCTATTCTAACATAACTGTAGCCATATTCTTTTAAAATATTATACAAATACATTCGTTTATGTATCTTTTCTCTTTTCCGGTTTTTATGTCTAAGGTTATCTTTAGAAATCAAAAACTCTACATCTTTAATCAATTCTTCCATATATCCAAGTTATTAATGCACAAAAAATTATTTCTATTAGTCGCATAGTTCTACTTTTATTATTAGTCCCTTCCAAAGCTTAAAAGCGTTTATTGCATCGTGTTTGTTGTATGCCTTTAAGTATTTTATTGCGTAGCTTACAGGTGCGTTCGTGTCACTACCTGCATATTGTTTGTAAGTTATTCTGTAAGTGTTTAGCATTTCTTCACGTTTTAGTAAGTAATCAAAATATAGACTGTCGTTGAAGTTGTCCCAAAATTCTAGTTTAAATGGATCATTCATCTTTTTATAGTTTTTTAAATATGATTAGTTTGTACTTGAAAATATTCAAGATGTACTTTACTTCGTATTCCTGTTTAGCCATCTTTAGTTATCTTCGTTTAACATTCGTTCTAGTTCTGAGCATATATCTTGCTTAGAATAGTACATAGTGCCGTGACATTCTAGCGTGTCCATTCTAACAAAAGTTACTGTTTCTATGTGTTCTTCGTATTGTATTTCGTCAGTAAAGCCGTTAAAGCTTACAGATTCTTCTTGCCAATACGTTTCAGTTTCTATGCAAACACGAAACTCAGTATCGTGTATTCCAAACTCTACTATGTCGTCTTCGTTCTTAAATATTTCTATTTCTCCTTTCATTATCCAAAAATTAAAATAGTGTAGTAATACATCGTAGCCAAAGTGCATAAATATACTATGCCGTAAATCGTATCTTTTATTCCGTCTTTCATTATTTCAGTTTATTTAGTTGTTTAGTAAATCTTTCGTTTAATCTGCCGATGCACATAGTATATATAACAATATTATGAATGTTTTTCTTGTTTATGTTAGGAAATTCTAAGCCAAGACCTATGCCGTTAGACCATTCGGCATTTTCTATTCTTTTCTCAAAGTGTTCGATTGCTTCCTGTATTTCAATAAGCAATTCAAGTGTTTCTGTTCTGTTCATTTTTTTAAGTGTTAAATTAATTGTGTATACAAATCTAACAATAAAAACGAATTGTTAACAAAAAAAGTTACGTTTTTAACAAAAAAGTTTTAGAAAAGGTGTGTAAGTCTTGCTACTTGTCCGTTTTCACGGTGGTGAATGAAACCTTCTACGGCGGCTAAAGACAAATAACCTTTCTTGTGATGCCAAGAATCTGAGCCACTTGGAGAACGTAAAGACTCTACTGTAACCGATAAATAGTCTTTACTTGTTTTATGGTGAACGTGATGCGTGTAAACGTACCTGTGTTTAGTTTCTGCCCATTCCATAGGAAATTCTGTTGCCATAAGCAAAGGTAAGTCTTGGTGCTTTGCACCGTCTCCGTGTGTAGTGCCTATTAAATTGTTTCCGAAAGAATACGCTTTACGGTGTGCTATTGAACAGTCAAAGCTTATGTTTTTGCAGTTTCTGAAGTACGTTTTTATGACGTCTGCAAGAAAAAAACCTGTTTGGTAGTCGTGGTTACTTGGGTTAAAAGTAAAGTGTACGTCTGCTACTGCGATCAACTGAAGCAAAATATCAACATAAAGTTGTTTAGCTATTAAGAAATTACTGTACCACATAGAATCCGTGTCTTGATGGGTGCCGGAAGTCGTAGTACGGTGTGGTGTGTCTATGTGTAGAATATCGTTACCACCGATAAATAAAATTTTATCTATAGGAAACCCTTGCGCTTTGTTTAAAATGCCTTGTACGCCTTCTTTGACACGTTTAACGGCAATTTGGTTGTTGTAGTCTTCGCCTGTTTCAAAACTGTCTGCAAGTTTGCCTATGTGAATGTCTGCAGGATCAATAACAAGTAGATAATCTTTCTTTTTTTCTTTGCGTATTAACTTCGGAAACTTAGGTGCAAATTGTTTTAAGTCTTCTATAAGTTTCTTGCTTAGTTCTTCAAGTTTGTTTTCTGCTTCGTCTTTATGTAGTGGGTTCTTAAAAAATAGACTTGCTTGTTTAGTTTTAAGCCATCCGTGTTTAACGCTTTCGACATCTACACCTGCTTCTTCTGAAGCTGCTTTTAAACCTCTATAACGAAACAGAATTTCTGCTTCATCCGGTGTAAGTCTGTAACGCTTGTTCTCACTCATACATATTTGTTAACTACCTTACCAACTATAAACAGAAAACCACCAACAATACAAAGCCCTATAATTAGCCACATATAGTTTGGTTTTTTACTTGCTTTTGCTTTCTGTACTTCTATTCGTGTTACTTGGCGTATAGTGTCTCGGTGTATTTTGTATTCTATTCGTGTTTCTAACCTTGTTTTAGGCACAAACACGTTCTGATAGTGTACTATTGTGTCCTTACTACTGAAGTATTTTTCATATACAATCGTGTCGTGTTTTACTACAGGAATAGAATCAATTGTTGCTATTCTAATCGTGTCGCTTGAAATAAGAGGCTCTAAGCCCTTTTTGAGAGCCTTCCTATAGTGATAGTTAGCCGAGCAACTAAACAGCGTTAAAACGCAAATAAGACTATAAATTCGCATATTCTTCTTGTACGTTAAAACTTGGACAAGCTTTGTTAGCATATTCGTTGTGACCGTGAATCGTCATATCTTTATTGTGCTTGTATATTAATTCGTGCATAAGTTTTATAAGACTGTCTTTCTGTGCTTGTGTCCGTGTATCCTTCGGTTTCTTCATATCCTTAGTCATACCTCCAACGTAACAAATACCGATGCTGCCTCTATTCTGACCGCTACAATGCGCTCCGATTCTGTTTATATCACGTCCGACAGAAATTTTCCCGTCAAGGTGTATAACATAATGATAACCTATATCGTTAAAACCACGTTGTAAGTGCCACTTTCTTATTGTGCTTACGCTTACTTCACGTCCTACGGGTGTAGCTGAGCAGTGAATTATGATTTTATTTATCGTTCGCATTTATGTCTTTGAAGTCTTGCGTTACTTCTTTGGCTCTAGCAAATAGATTCTTTAGACTCTGCCAAATGTCGATTCCTTTTACAGATTTTACATTTTCGTTCATACTTATTATTTCAATACTTACTAAAACTAAAGCTAATATCTTAGTGGTCATAAGTTCAACACTAAAAAATGTTAACACTATGTCGTTCAAAATGTAGTAGTCTATCAAGTAGAATAACATTACAGTTACTTCGTACAGAAGTATCTTGGATATGATCGCACTCAGTTTTCGTGACGTTACAGGCGTTTTAAGTTTTCGTGCTTTCCATACACCTGTTAAAGTGTCAAGAATTACAGAAACACCGATTAAAATAAGTATGCCCGATATAGGCAAAAAGAAGCTGCTAACAATTGCGAGTAATTGCATGGAATAGTTGTTTAGTTTAGTTAGTAGCAAAAGTAACTGTATTTTCATTGCTCAAGTTGTTCGGTTAGTTGGAAAGTTAAGTAAATTATAAGAAAACACGAAATACATCGTAAGTGAAAAACACTAGTCCAAAACAAACTGAACGCTGATATGTAACCGGTTATAAAATATAATATTGCTAAAACTTTAGTGTGCATTATTCTACAGGTAAAGGTTCTGACCACTCTTCAGAAGCCATAAGTTGCAAAGCCTCATCGTGATTCATTGCTTGTAAAATCTCAACGCTTCCGTCACTTATAAAGGAAGGTACTGCATCGTACTTGATTATAAATTTAGTTTCATCTATACTTTTGCGGATTGTTTCTGCTGAAGTTTCGTGTATCTGTGAAAAGTCGATTTCGTTTAAATCTATTATGCTAATTGTTGCGTATGTTTCTGCTATTCTGTTACTCATTTTTTTATTCGTTTTTATGTAGGTACGTCTGTTATAATGTTACCGCTTGTCATATTTGTCATTGTTCCGTCATTGCCGCCGCTTCCATTGTCTGTCAATGTTGGGAATGTATCTCCGTCTCCCATACGCCACCAACTAAGCGGACTTAATGAAGATAAGTCATTAGGCACACCACTATTGTAAATGCTTGTTATGTCGCTTTGAGAGAGTTCTGAGGAAAAGATTGCCACCTCATCCATTGCTCCGTTTGCAAATGTAGAGGCTATTTGACCAATATAAACATCAGCAGTAGTGTTGTGCATTGCAACATAAGTTCCGTTTGTATCCGTTGTATCGTCTACTCTAACTCCATCAACATATATTTTAATGCCGTCTTGAGCATTTGCGCCACCCACTCCACTATAAGTTGCTGCAACGTGATACCATTGCCCTGTGTTTAAAGGCGTATTAAACAACCTTGCTCTATACTTGGTGCCATCAAATATATATAACTCTAACTTACTTGAAGAACCTACGTCAAACTGATACTCATAGTTAGGCGCTTCGTATTTACTTAAAATTCTGAATTTGTTAATACTATTCATATTAATCCAAGCAGAAATAGAAAAAGGCGAATCCGTAGAACCATTACCAAAACTTAAATTGTCCGCATCTCCACAATCTACAAAGTCATCAATTCCGTCAAACCTTACGCTCTTTGTGTTAGTGAAAGACGGAGTACTTGCCGTTCCTGTTAAGTTAGTTTCGGGGCTATAACTTAGTCCGTGTATTTTTCCCCAATTAATTGTATTGCTCATATCGTTCGTGTTTATGTAGGTACGTCGCTAACTATGTTACCACTCGTCATGTTTACCATCGTTCCGTTATTACTTCCAATATTATCTGTAAGTGTCGGGAATGTATCGCCATCTCCCATACGCCACCAAGCTTCTATATTAGAAATAGACGAAACATCATTAGGAGCGCCGCCATTGTATATACTTGTAACTTCGCTTTGTGTTAAACCTCTGCTGTAAATACTAACCTCATCGATGGCGCCATTAAAAAATTGACTAAAACCTCCATAGCCCGCATCTCCAAGCATTAAAGGTTCTGTGTTGCTATTAATGTTACCTGTTGCGCTTGCTGTTCCTTTTAAAACTCCGTCAATATAAATCTTAACATTACTGCCGTCATAAGTTCCTACCACATTAATCCAAACATTTTGAGAAGGCACTACGCCACTAAACGCAGTAAAACTGCCATCGGGAGTGAGAACCGTAAAATATAATTCCCCTGCATTAGAAGAAGAACCGCTTCTCATATTTGCTAATTGAAAAGAATGACCAAAAGACGGCCCAATTTTTGCAACTATTGGGTGGTATTGATTTGAAGTAGCAACGTTGTTATTGTAATTAACCCAAGTAGAAATAGAAATTTCTGCGTATCCACTTCCTAAAGTATTATTGATTTCTACCCTGTCATCAACGCCGTCAAACCGTACGCTCTTTGTATTAGAAAAAGACGAACCCACCTTTGCACCTTGTCCCCATCCTATGGTATTATTTACTGCTCCTTGACCGTATTCTATTGTATTCGCCATTTTCTTATGTTGTTATGTCTCCAAACAAATACCAAGTATCTGTCGCTACTTTTAATATTGTTGCTACTGCGTACTGAGCTGCAAGTTTCGTCTTTCCACCGCTTGAATTTACCGTTACGCCTCCCGATGGTACTATTGTAATTTGACCTGCGCCGCCTTGAATTATTTCAATCCGTGTTCCAATAGGAAAAGCTATTCCGCTATTAGTAGGAATTTTTAAATCTATTGCGCTACCGTTTGTGACTATGACCGTTTTATGGGCATCCGTCAAAACAAGGTTATAAGTTGTAACCGTTTGCTCGTTTAACGTACTATCTTTAAGCTGCG